CAAAGGAACGGGTATGAAACTAATATTTGAGAGATTACAGAAACTATTTGAAATGCCTTGGGTCACTGTTGGTGGTAAGGTAATAGACCTTGAAATAGAGAAGCTTAGAAGTAAGCCAGCTATTATGAATAAGATAAAGTCAGAGCTGGAAAGATTAGCACCAGAACAGAGAGAAGAATTCATAGAAACTCTATTCGCAGATTTTTGGACTATGATGAGCCATTACAGTATTTTTAAAGATGAAGTAAAAGCTTTGATTCCGGTAGAAGAACCGGCGGAGATATATGAGCGTAAAGTTAATTAACTATAAGAAGTATCTGGTAGATTACGAGGGAGAGGGTAAAGGAGGAGCGCATAGATATCCTGTTCAAGAGGAAGCGTTCCGGAAATACTCGGAATCTCTTGTGTCGTGGCTTAGGAATATAACAGTTCCCAGAAACGATAAGGACATACAGGTTGAAGTTGTATATGGGTATCCAGAGTTCGCAACAGCATTAAGAGCTACACCCTCGCAACAAGTTAAACCGGAAGTAAACCGGGAGCTCGGTGAGAAGCTTGTGGACTTACGTGAAGATAGGACGAGAGTTCCGATAATATCCTACTTCATCACAAATTACACCTATGACCAATCACGTGAGCTTCCCGGTGAAATCTACTATAAAGGGAAATTCGTAGACGATTCAAAAAAAGATATCGTTATGCTTAATAAGGAAGTACCCTTTATACTTCAATATACGTTGGCAGTATGGACAAAGTTCAAGGCAGATATGGCCCAGATACAGCAACAGCTTCTGTCCAGGTTTAACCCAAATGTGGTGTTCCTTGTAGACAATCAAGAGATACCTTGTAGGCTTGACGGTATTACCGACACAAGCGCTTTGGAAGCTAAAGACGGCAATTACCAACTCGTCAGAAATGACGTGATTATATCTATGGATGCTTGGCTAAAAAGAGATCCTGTATCCGTTAGGACTATCCTGAGGGAACGTGTTCAGTTCTCCGAATCGGCAATAACAGCTAATTCGGCTCAGGAAGTAATAGATATTATGAACATAAATATAAAAGGAGAATAAATATGGCAAAAGTAAAAGTATCAAATCTAAGTCTTCAGGTTGTTAACGTGCTTATCAAAGAAGGGTCAACAAATAAGAACGTCCAGCTTCTTTCAAAAGGAGAGGCTATTGTAAATAAAGAACAGATTACCGACCAGATCAAGAGATTAAAGGATCTGGGTATCCTTAGTATTTTACCTTATACTGAGACAATAGAAGTTTAAGTTTACTAAATAGATGTTAGAGAGAACTTATAGTTCCTCCTATTAAAGATAGCCGGCAGTTAAAATAAGGCTATGTAAACGGTGATAAAATATAAAATAATTATTTACTGCTCACAGAGCAATAGGAGGATATAATTTTATGGGAGTTTATTTAAGTCCTGGTGTTTATACACGGGAAATAGACGTATCTACTTACCCAGCATCAGTTTCTACTGCTATCTGCGGTCTTGTAGGCACGGCTACCAAAGGCCCGGTTAACATCGCAACTTACATCACAAATCCACAGCAATTCATAGACACTTTCGGAAATCCGACAGTTGATAGCTACCTGGGCTATGCATCTCTCGCGTTCTTGGAGAAGGGTAATCAGCTTTACGTAACAAGAGTAGGAGCAACGGTAGGTCCGGACGCACTGGAGAAGGCCACTCGCGATATAGTAAGTGGAACGCAATCAGCTAACACAGCTGGTCTCGCCGGTCCATACACATTAACAGGCGATAGTTTTGATATCATAGCTAATGGTGGAGCAAGACAGACTATTTATTGGTCAACCACACCAGCTACGGTAGACGAATTAGTAACTCTAATCAACCAACAGGCAAAGGGATTTAATGCTGTAGCTTCAGCAGGAGCCCTTAAGCTTACTTCAAACGCAGTTGGCACCCTATCTACTCTTGAAATATTGAGGATAGATAATACTCCATTTACGTTCCCCAACTTAACAAAGGCAACGATAACTGGCGTGGCCGCAGAAACATTCAATATTACAGCTACAAATAAGTATCTTAAAGTAAAAATTAACAGCGGAGCAGAAGTTACCGTAACTCTATCAGAAGGGGCTACTCGCACAGCAATTCAAGTTGCCGGTGATATCAATTCAGCTCTTTCTCCTTATGGAGCCGGATCGCACGCCGCTGGGGTAAACGTAGTTATTGACTCTAATGAATCTGGTTCAGGAACTTCAATAGAGCTTATGACTATAACAAGTTCAGCATATACTACACTCGGCCTTAATGTTGGTTCTGTTTCTGGAACTTCAACGATAGCGGCTGGTGTAAATGGTATACCAAACGTTATGACCATTAATGCTGTTAACGAAGGAACGTGGGGTAATGACCTATATGTTGCTATCGAGAACAGAGCTGACGGAACGTTTGATTTAGCTGTATTCTATCTCGGTGTTCAAGTTGAGAGATTTGACCAGCTGAAGAGAGGTTCGGTAAATGCTACTGATGATAATTACGTAGAGAAAATAGTAAACGTTCAATCGCAGTATATAGACGTAGTTGACAACGCAATACAGACAGGTAATCCACACGACATATCTCCTTTGTCCTCTTCCGGCAAGCTATCTAGCGGTAAGAACGGTATAAATGGAGTTTCGGATGCCGATTATATCGGTGTTACGTGGAACCCCCTAACTGACGCTCCCACAGGTCTTTATACGTATGCGGATGCTGAAACTATTAACGTCAATATAATCGCAGTTCCTGGTGTTTCATCAACGGCAGTCATAAATGCTATGTTAGTTCTCTGCACAGGCAGAGCTGATTGTATGGCAATTATAGACCCTCCGTTTGGGTTGAGGCCGCAGGAAGTAACAGATTGGCACAACGGTCAAGGTTCAGGGAATACCGTATCTTTCAATTCAAGCTACGGCGCCCTCTACTATGATTGGTTAAAGATATACGATTCATATAATAAGGTTGAGCTGTATGTCCCACCTTCGGGATATATAGCCGGTGTCTACGCACTCAACGATTTCGTGAGTGAGTCGTGGTACGCACCTGCCGGACTTAACAGAGGTCGGATCCTTTCGGCTATCGGAGTCAGGTACTCACCTAATCTCGGTGAAAGAAACTTGTTGTATGGAGACGGCAACGCAATTAACCCTATCGTAAACTTCGTCCAAGACGGTATTACGGTATGGGGTCAGAGAACATTACAGCGTGCATCTACCGCTCTTGATAGGGTAAACGTGCGTAGGCTGATGTTGTATCTGAGGAAAGTAGCTGCTAACTTCTCCAAGTATTTCGTGTTTGAGCCGAACGATCCGGCAACGTGGAGAAGGGTTAAGTTTACGTTTAATACCTTACTTTCAGACGTTCAGTCTAGACGTGGTATAACGGATTATCGTGTAATATGCGATGAGACGATTAACACACCGGCTAGGGTTGATAGGAACGAGCTGTGGGTTAGGATACTCGTTAGACCTACGAAGGCTGCTGAATTCATAGTAATTGAGTTCGTGATTATGCCTCAAGGCGCAAGTCTTGAAACTGAATCAATAGTATAAACAAAAGGAAAGGCCCTAACCATTTAAAGTTAGGGCCTTTTTATGCCCGGCAGAGGTAGTCGCATTACCCTGGGCTTAAACTAATAAAACTTCTACAAACTCTTCTACTTCTTCCTTAGCTTTTTCCAGTTCCGTTGCCGTTATCAGTTTCTGCTGGTACGCCCAAGCACTCGTCACTAGCAGATTCAGTCGTATTGCTAATTCCTTCTTCTGAAGTTCGTCCATCTATAACCTCCGCTTTCGGTAGTATTCTATGGGCTTCTAATGCCCGTATCCGTTTAACTACTGTATTGTTGAGTTCTACAAGGTCTTTAATGCTTGTTTCAGAGTTGACTTTGAATAGTATAGTCCTGTCCATTTCAATAGTCAACGTCTTTCTTTTCTATGACAACACGGACTCTCATCTTATCGTGCTTACTTCCTACTAGACCATAGTATTCCATAATAGCATATAGAAGTTTCTGCGTTGCTTTTGTATCTGATTCAGCTTCGTCTTGTATATCTTCGTCTATTTCAATGACCGTCTTATTAGCTTCTGTTCCGTCTATTCCCTCTATCGGAGTAGAGCTGGTTAATATAAAACCATTTGCTACGGCTTCGATTGTGAGCATACTTCAAATTCTCCTATATCCTTAAACGTATTAAACGTAAGAGGAAAAATTCTCTCGTTGTCCATTTTCTCTTTAAGCCAAAGACCCTTGTTCCACCCGGAGTATATGAACATTTCTTTTTTAGGCAGGCTGTGTTCCAATTGAAGTTTCTTAGGGACCTTTATCTTGAGTCCTACGAGGTCAACGTCTTTGTCTAAATTTTTAAGTTTTTTCATAGAGGGGCGGAGGCTGCTTTATCGTGCGTCAATATATATTCGCATTTTTCTGCCATCACCAACTTGGCCTTGTCAGAGATAGTCATATCACGAACCTCCATCTAAAGCTGTATCTTTTCCACTTCGTTAACAAGAGCGTTCTTATCGGATTCCAAGATACTCATAACATCGAATACCTTCTCAGACCATCCTGCCATACAGAACACGTTCTTCTCTGGGAACTGAATAGTTCCATAGTCGTTCAGGTTAAAAGAATAAACATATGGATTTGTGTTATATTTGGTCTTATAAGCCGCAAAGGTCTTTGTAGGAGCTCCCCCATCAGAGAAACCATATGAAGATTCCATCCAACCCTGCATATCGGATAGTATGATTATCCTATCATACTGCTTGTTTATTGTTTGGAATATGGAATGGAAGTTCGTTCCACCACCGCAATCGTGCGATTGTTCTGAGATCTTTTCTGATAACGACAACACGCTGTCGTCACTATTAAAGGTCATATATTTAGCTTCGTTAGCAAATGCCATAAAGTCGGCGTTCTCATTTGCCTTTAATAGAACAGCAGAGAATAAGGATCCAATATCCAGAGGCTTACCATTCATAGAACCAGACCCATCCAATACTATAAGGTTCTTGC